GTTATACACATTGTTCTGCGACTTTGTGGATGATTTCCGGCTGATGAAGACCGCCGACAAGGAAGCGCACCGGGGCGTGGGCCTGGGCAGCGAGGTATCGCAGATCATCGCCCTTGACTACGCCAGCCCCATCGACCATTACGTGAAGGACGTGCGCGGCATCCACGGGTACGGGCGGTATATGGACGACGGGTATGTGATCAGCAATTCCTTGGAGGAACTGGAAGACATCAAGCGCAACCTGTACCGCCTGGCTGAGGCGCTGGGCATCGCCATGAGCGACAAGAAGAACATCATCACACCGTTCCGGCACCACAGCTTCACCTTCCTGAAAATGCGGGTGACGCTGACGGAGACGGGCAAGGTGGTGATGAAGCTCAGTCGCAAGAGCATCCGTGCCATGCGGCGGAAGATGGATATTTTCCGGCGGTGGATGGACGAGGGCCGAATGGGACCGGAGGACGTGTTCCAGTCCTATCAATCGAGGAGAGCGCACGCGAAGCGGTGCAACAGCTACGACACGCTGCGCGCCATGGACGAGCGTTTCACGCGGATGTTCGCTGAGGAACTGGCCGGGCGGCGGAAGCCGTTCCCGTGCACGATGAAAGCCACACGGACCGGGTGCGGCTGGATATACCGGCGGCACGGAGCCGTCATTGAGGAGGAAATGTGCGCATGAAGTACATCACACACAACAGGTTCAAGAAGCTGGCCGCCTGCGGCGAGGCCGTGAACATCCCGTATGGCACGGAGATGGAGACGGCGGGCGACTTCATCATCACCACGGAGGGAAAGCCGATCTGCTACGCGACCAGCGAGGCCGCGAAGATGCACTTCGCCCGCAACGACGACGGGCAAGGGCTGGAACGCGGGAAGCTGACCTGGGCCATCGCGTACTCCCAGCGGGTGCGGACCGGCCCGAACGGACGGCAGCAGCGCTTCACCGAGGAGGAGATCGAGCTGCTGGAACGGAAGTGGGCACATTTCCTGCGGCAGGATGTGGAGGTCATTCTGTTCAACGAAGACTTTTTCGCGGCGGCGGTGCCGGAGCTGAAAGAGCTTGCGGACGCGCTGCACATCAAAGTGAGGAGGTAAGACCCATGTATGCAATTATCAGCAAAGGCGAGCTGCTGGCCCTGTGTGAGCGTCCCCGCTATGTGAAGCGGAACGAGGAGACCGGGGCCTATGTGGAGGCGGCGGAGGCTGAGGCCATCGGCATCGCCGTGGGCGGCGAGGTGTACAACCTGCCCGGCGGCACCGCCATCCCCGACGCGCCGGAGGCGCTGGCACAGGAGGGCGAGGCTGAGGAGTATGTGTTCCGCAACCACGCCCGCATCATCGAGAACGAGGAAGCGACCAACGCCGCCTTCGTCGCCATGGAGGAAGCCATGTGCGATATGGACAGCTCCTCGGAGGAGCGGCTGACGGCGGTGGAAGAAGCTCTTTGCGAGCTGGACAGCGCTGCAAACGGAGGAGGTGAAAACTGATGAACGCTATTTGGGCTAATCGACTGGTGGCCGGTACGCGCAAGTGGGCCGAGGTGCCTGCTTCCCGCAAGGCTGGCGTCAAGGCGGAGCTGGCGAGCCGCGTGGAGAACGGCAAAATCAGCGCCGAGCAGTACGAGGAGATCACCGGCGAGGTCTATGCCGGTGAGTAATCTCCAAATCATCGAGGAGCTGTGCGGCATCTGTACCGATCTTGCGAAGATCGTCACGGAGCAGCAGAAGCTCCTCGCGCAGCACGACGCCATTGCGCTGGCGGAGGACATCGACCGGGTGAAGGTGCGGTATACCGCGCTGATCGGAAGCGGAGAATGGCCGGACGAGGCGCTGGGCGAAGAACTATGATCGGCGGGGGCCGGGTGGGATAGCTGCCCGGCCCTCCCCTGTATCGTCAACAACCAGGAAAGGAGGGTGCCGTTATGGACGACCCCTATATCTCGCGGGCAGAGCACGAGGAGTTCAGCCGCCGTCTGGCGGAGGAGAACAAGAGGCAGGACAAGCGTATCGAAATGCTTGAGGAGAACGTGCGCGAAATGCGGGCGCTGACGAACTCGGTGGAGCGGTTGGCGACCAGCGTGGAGGACATGGTCAAGGAGCAGGAGAAGCAGGGCAAGCGCCTGGAAGTGCTGGAAGGACGGGACGGTGAAATGTGGCGCAAGGTCGTGGGCTACATCATCACCGCCGTTATCGGCATCGTGATCGGCTTCGTGTTCCATCAAGTCGGTATGTGAGGAGGGCGGGCCATGAAGTACGTGTGGGTAGTCATGGCCGCCTTTTTCTTTGGCCTGGGAGCGGGCCTTCTCCTCTGCAACAGCACGATCAGCCATCTGCGCCGCAGGCTGCGCGCCATCCGGCTGAATGGCGATCAGGGGAAGAAGACCGAGACCATGAAAAAGGTGGTCTGGATATGCCTGGGAAACGGGTTTGCGTGGATATGGTGCAGCTATGTCCTCGCCTACCTGGGACGGGAGCAGATCGCGGAAACGCTGTCGTCGGTGGCCGTGAAGGAGATCATCGGCGTGGTGCTGGCATACGCCATCAAATCCGTCCTGGAAAACCTGAGCAAGAACAATCACTGGCCGGATAAGCCGGACCCCATCGCCCCGGCGGCGGAGGAGGAAACGGCGGACCAGCCAAGCAACGACCTGTAAGGAGGGCAAAAACGGAATGACTGAAAACCAGTTACGCCAGAAGGTCGTCAAGATCGCGGTGAGCTATCTCGGCTGCAAGGAAGCGGACGGGAGCCACCGAAAGATCATCGACCTGTACAACAGCCACAAGCCCCTTGCCAGAGGCTACGCCGTGAAGTATACGGACGCATGGTGCAGTACCTTTGCTTCCGCCGTCGCCATCGCCGCCGGGCTGACCGACATCATCCCGACGGAGTGCGGGTGCGAGAAGCACATCGCCCTGTTCAAGAAGCTGGGCGCGTGGGTGGAGAACGACGCCTATGTGCCGAAGCCGGGCGACTACATCTTCTACGACTGGCAGGACGGCACGAACTACGCAACGACGGACAACACCGGCGCGGCGGACCACGTGGGCATCGTGACCGAGGTGAACGGCAGCACCATCACCGTGATCGAGGGCAACATGAGCGACGCCGTAGGGTATCGCCATATCGCCGTCAATGGCCGGTATATCCGGGGCTATGGCGTGCCGAAGTACGCCAGCAAGGCCACGGGGACCGACGCCGGGACGACCGGCGGCGAGACCGGCGGGACCGGAAACACCGGCGCGGGCACCTGCAAGGTGGGCGACATCATGAGCTTCACCGGCGGGAAGCACTACACCAACGCAAACGCGGCCACCGGCACGGCCTGTAAGCCGGGCAAGGCCAAGGTCACGCAGGTGTACCAGCCGGGCAAGGCGAAGCATCCGTATCACCTCGTCGCCGTAAGCGGCGGCGGAAGCACCGTGTATGGATGGGTGGACGCGGCGGACATCGGCGGCTCTGCCACCGGCGGGACGCGCACGCACACCGTCGTTCGCGGAGATACGCTGTGGGCGCTGGCAAGTACCTATCTCGGAAGTGGGAGCCGCTACAAGGAGATCATGCGCCTGAATGGCCTGACTTCTGAGATCATCCATGTCGGGCAGGTGTTGAAGATGCCTGCCAAATAAGAGAGGAAGACGTTTATGGAACTGACACTCAATATTTCGGCCATCGTCGCCATCATCGGCGCGCTGACCGTACTGACCAACATCATCGTGGAGGTCCTGAAACGGGCCACGTGGGAGAAGATGCCCACGAACCTGCTGGCGATCATCGTCGCCATGGTGCTGACGCTGGTGGCCTTCTTCGGGTATATGGCCTTCATGGGCTACGCCGTCATGTGGTATTACGTTGCCGCCGCCGTTGTGGTGGGCTTCGCGGTGGCCTACGCTGCCATGTTCGGCTTCGACAAGCTGAAAGAAGCGCTCGGTCAGATCAAGAAAAATAACGAATAAGTGAGAAATCCCCCGGCGGAGGTCCAGAGAACGGACATCTGCCGGGGGATTTTTGTTTAGGCGCGCCTGCTCAGGTACAGCACGTGCGAGATATAATATTCCAGAGTGAAATCGCTGTCCGCTGCGACGTTCTGCTCCATGGCTTCACGCATCGCGGCGGCGGTGCTGCCGTCGAAGTCGTCCATGGTGAACAGGTCCACAATGCCGGGGCACACGATCTGCTCCTGGCACACCTCCTTGAAGCGGGAGGCAAGCTCCGTGCGCTCCTGCTCCCCTCGCATCAGCCCGGCAATCAGGCAGGCCCGGAGGGTACGGCGGAAGTTTTCGGAGTTGCACAGCTCACGCATGGGGTAGCCCGCGAGAAAGTCAAGGCGGTGGAATGGAACATCATAGCTTGCGAAGATGGTGTGGGTCTTGCCGGAGGGGTGAACATAGCCCCACCGGCTGTCATAGTCACGGTATGCGGCGACGGCTCCGGGGTAGTCCGGCTCCTTCAAAGCCAGCGTGGCCCGGCGGATAGCCTCGGACAGGTTGACGCCGTGGGCCGCGATCAGCGCGGAACCGGAGGCGGTCAACTCCAACAGCCTGCGGCTGGGGCTGATACGGAAGCCGTCGGCCAGAAGCCGGGCGGCCTGCTGCTCCTTGGTGCCGCCGACCGAAAGGCCGCGCTTGCGCAGAAGCTCCTTCATGGCGTCCTTCGTGTAGAGCACGGAAAGCGTCTGCCCTGCGTCCGCGTTCTGCACGAAGCCACGTCGGACCAGAACGCGCCGGACCTCTGCCTTACTGCCGAAGTCTGAGGCGTCCAGCACATCCGGCGTGAATGGGCGTGAGCGCTGTGGGTCCATGAAGCGGATGGTGTAGAAAACCGCCCTGGGGTCGCGGTGCTCGCCTGCCGCGATCTCTGAAAAGGCCGGAAGCACGGCGGGATACAGCAGATCGGCGGTGTGTGGGACGCTGCCGGAGCTGTTGACACGCGCCGGGGGCTTACGAAATGAGAATAGGCCCATGTTCTCCCCTCCACATTTTTTATATTTTTGCGCATTTATGGGATATTACCATAAGAATATCAGAGAATATGGTAAAGTCAAATAAAATATGGGAATATCACATAGCGAGGAGAGGCGAACACTTGAAGATCATCAATCTGGACGGACGGCGAAATGTATCTGGCGAGCGGGTCCGGCAAATGAGAACGAAGAAGCGTATGACACAGGCGGACTTGGCGGCGAAGGTGCAGACCACGGGCGTTATCCTGGAACAGGACGCCATAAGCCGCATCGAAAGTGGGAGCCGCATGGTGCAGGACTACGAGCTGCGCGCCCTGGCGGAGGTACTGGGCGTCACCTCGGACTGGTTGATGGACGAGGAAGAAAAATAATTATGCCGTAGGCTTAAAGCCTACGGCATTTCTTTTTGCGGCGCTCTGAGCGCTTGACATTCTGCGCTTTTATGGGTTATTATCCCCGAAAAAAGAAGGGAGTGCCCACAATGAGCAGCGAAAAAGGACGGAGATTTTCCCATCTGCGGTGGAAGGACCGGCTGAAAATTGAAAGAATGTTGAAGGAAGGCCACAAGGTAAAGGAGATCGCGGCGGCGCTGCACGTGGACAGTACCACCATCTACCGGGAGATCAAGCGCGGAAAGACGGTCCAGCGCACGACGGAGCTGATCGACCGGGAAATCTACTGCCCGGACGTGGCGGAGAACAAGTACCGGGCCAACCTCGCGGCCAAGGGTCCGGCGCTGAAACTGGGCAACGACTACAAGTTGGCGGCATACATCGAGCAGAAGATCGTGGAGGAACGGTATTCGCCGGAGGCGGTCCTGTTGAAGATCAAGGAGGAGCGGCTGACCTTCTCCGTGACGCTCTCCAAGTGGACGCTGTATTCCTACATCACCAAGGGCGTGTTCCTGGGCGTGACGAACAAGAACCTGCCGCGCAAGGGGAAGAAGAAAAACAAGGGGTATCGGAAGGTCCGGGCCGCGCACCTTCCACAGGGCGACAGCATCGAAGACCGCCCGGAGGAGATCGCGGAACGAGCGATGCCCGGAGACTGGGAGATGGACACGGTGGTATCCTGCAAGAAGGACGCGGCCCAGCTCCTGGTGCTGACGGAGCGGATGTTCCGACAGGAGATCATCATAAAAATGCCGGACGGCACTACTCAGAGCGTCGTCCGGTCGCTGGACAGGCTGGAAAGGAAGCTGGGGTCGCGGCTGTTCCGTCGGATATTCCGCACGATCACCGTGGACAATGGCAGCGAGTTCGCAGACTGCGAGGGCATGGAGCGGTCCTGCCTGACGAAGCGGGCGCGGACGCACATATACTATTGCCATCCGTACAGCGCCTTCGAGCGCGGCAGCAACGAGAACGCGAACAGCCTTATCCGGCGGTGGCTCCCGAAGGGGACGAAGCTCTCCGAGGTATCACAGGCGGAGATCAAGCAAATCCAAATCTGGATGAACAACTACCCAAGGATGGTTTTAGGCGGGCGCTGTGCGAACACGGCGCTGGCCGAGTGGATGGCGGCGGAGGGCGTGCTGCTACCGTTCGTTCATATTTAAGAGAAAAACGCACGCATAACACACGAAAATAGCACGGAAATAACACGATAAAGCATAGGCTACCGGCGGGACTTTGGCGGGTGGCCTTTTCGCGCTGCCTAAAATGTACAAAATAACGCAGAATAGTTTGTTGAAAAAGCACGGCATTTTTTACTTGACTTTTTCAGAAAATCACAAGAGGTATTTTTGACTTGACGCTGGTCTAAAAATATGGTATTATCCTATACTGTCGGTAACAAATATATGCTGGAATAGCTCAGTCGGTAGAGCAGCTGATTCGTAATCAGCAGGTCGCGTGTTCAAGTCACGTTTCCAGCTCCAGAAACCGGCGGAAATCGGA